CGATAGTCCGGGTCCGATTCTGGCGACAAGCAGTAGCGGGTGCCAGTAGCATCGCCCGCGTCGTTCTCGCTTGACATCTGAGCGAACCCGGCGTTTGCCTCAACGGTGGGCGTACGCACCTGCAGATCGAACGTAGTGGTAACGTCGGCTTTGCCCGTCGAACTTGATCCGGTTGCGATTTGAACTGCCATGAATCAGACTCCTACGCATGAAAGAATGTACGAACCGACCGATCCAAGCGGACTCGAACCGTAGACCGTGAACCCGTCCCCATCGACCACATCACCAACCGCAAACGTGAGCCCTTCGACCGCAGCATCTTCGGCCCGCGTTCCAAGCACCGTCACCACGATTGCGGTCGTAGGCGTTACCCACGTTTGACCCGTCACCGCAACAGTGGCCGACGTATCGCCAGCACCTGAACCGAAGTCGATTGCCGCCAGCGTCGATCCACCCGCACCAGTCGCGTCGATGGTGATCGTTCCGCCCGCACCGCTATCGGTCAGCGAAATGCCCGTGCCAGCCGTAAGCACCCGCTCCTGTGTGAGTGTCGCATTGGTCGCCAGAGTGACGTATTGGGCGTTCGTAGGGGCACCCCCGCCACCGCCGCCCGCTGGCACGGTGATGATGTCCGGGGCCGCACTAGGCCACTCAACCACGCCCAATGGCATCGGGGGCACGTTAGACATTCGCCACCCCGCAGACCGTGAGCATGTATTCGACCGTGCCGCTAGTGGCCGTCACTTGGTAGCGGACGAATACCAGACCCTCCACGTTGACAGCAGCCTGAATGCCGGTCGCCGTGTAGGTGATCGCACCTGCCGGGAAGTTGTAGAACGTGCATCCATCCTGCGAGCATTGCAGCGTGATCGTGCCAGCAGCCGCAGCGTCAATCGGTGCGTCGATCTGGGCGACGACACTCGAGTAGCCCTGCACCTTGTACGTGATGCCGCTCGAAATGGACGACAGCATCTGCGTCGGGTTGAACGCGGGCCCGTCAGATCCGATTGGCGTGAGGATGTCAACGCGGATTCCCATCAGTCAGTACTCCCAGATCCGGGGATAGGTCCAGCGGGAGAATCGTTCCCTGTGCCAGCCTCGGTCGATCCGCTGCCCGGTGCAATCGGCCCCAACGGACCAAACGCCCCGCCGCTGCGAAGCAACTGGAGCAACTGCGAGCCGCCCGAGTTGTCCGGACACGCTCCAAAGTCGGGCATCTCCATCGAGTGCCATTGCAGGATGGTCGCATCGCTCACGCCAATAACCATCGATCCCACCGCAAACGCAACCGTGTCGAGTGCATCCGGCCAGCGACGAATGGGCCGCTGATTGGTCACGCGGAACGGGCCATCTACCTGCGGGTCATGGCAAGCGATGGTGTACGTGATGCCGCTGGCAGGCCCCGGCGTGGTGCCGTTGACTTCCACAATGCGACCGAGGATGATTCGGGGACTTGCCATTAGATGATTCGGTTTGCTCCGGGGAGTTGCCGCCAGCCGTTTGCATCGACGGGATAGAGAGCGTTCAGTTCGCAGTTTGGAATCGTCACAGACGGATCGCCAATCTGGTAGGCCACGAACACGGTGTATGGGTTGCGGAAGATCGGGCCAGCGTCAGGATCTTCGGGAGATTGACCGCCCGTCACCTGCACGCAATACCGGGCGTTTGTGGTCGCAAACGGCGGGAAGTTGAACGTGCCTTCGTCCAGCTCCCAGATGTACGAGATGTCGTAGGTGCCGTTATCGTCAACCTGGTTGACCGTCGCCCCTTCGAAGTGGTACTGGTTGCCGTCCGGCATCACGTGCAGCCGGTCTTTCTGCTGTGCGATAACGTCAAGGTCGCGGACGTTCGACACCTGCACACGCACCTGAAGCGGTCGGATAATCCGTGTCTCATTGACGATCTTGCGACCGATCTTCCAGACCAGCCGCTCGTCGCCTGCCCCAAACTGGTCTTTGGCGATGACCAACGCACGCACGGCAATCGGTACTTCGATCTGCACCACACGCGAGGCCCAGCCCCAGTGATACCAACGCGGAGCATCCTTGTTCGGGGTTCGCGTGCTACCGAACTGCCGACTGTTCGAATACCGGCACACCACCCGGCAGATTCCCCCATCCTCTACCTGAGCGTCAATTGCGTCAAGGATGAGGTTCGGAAGTGTCGGATGCTGGCTGTTGAGTGCGGGGATTCCGTCCGCTTCGAGTGCCGCTTGCTGGCTAATCGTGTCCACGACAAACGTACGGGTGGCCGAAGCCTTGCCGTTGTAGTCCACGGCCTGACCGTTGCCCGTAAGCCCAAGTTCGTAGACGTTCAATGCCATTAGTCGTCACCCCCGACAACGATGCGGTTCATGTTGGCCGTTGCGATGGTGGCCGTAGTGCGAAGGTTTCCAGCGAGCTGCACCATCGACGCGGCCTGATCGGTGTTGAACGCACGGTTTGATTCTTCGCGGATTGCCCGCAGCGAATCGACCCACGCCTCTTGCGACCGCTTGGCCTGCTTGGTCATTTCGTCGCCAAGTTCCTGCATCGACTTGCGGAAATCCTCAATCTGGCTATCGCGTGCTTCCGATTCTTTGTCGAGCGACTTCTGTACAAGGTCGTCATATTCCTCGGATGCCTTCATCCGAGATTGCTGAAGTTCAAGGTACGCCTTGGATTCATCGTCGCGTTCCTTGCGGCGACGAGCGGCCTGCTCATTATCTCGCAGGCTCTGGGACAACTTGTTGAGCCGCGTGATTTCCTCTTTGAGCTTCTCCGGGTTTGTGCCGGTGAAGAATCCTACGGCACGATCGAGCGGGTTCGTTTCCTGTGCCGTCAGTTCGCCGGACAGCTTGTTGATTTCATCCGAAATCGACTTGATTGATTCGGCCTTCTTGGACAGGTCCAGACTCTCCGCGAACCTGTTGGCCTTCTCTGTGCCGGTTTCCAGTGCGGAAATGACCGACTCGCGGATAGCCCGACCAAGTGCGTACATGCCTGTTGCGACACCGGCAACGATTGTGAACTTTCCGATGAGCCCTTGAACCTGCCCGACCGTATCTCCAAGGGTCTTGTTCAGTCCCTTCAAACCGCCTTGCAGCGGAGCCTCGGCACCTACGGCCTTCTCTCCCGCCTGCCCCATCTGATTGAGTGCTTCAGTCGATTCGGTCGCCGCTACCCCAACCTTCGCCACATCCGCAGCCGCCTGCGTCGATGCCGCACCAACCTTGCCCGTCGATCCTTCGGCTTCTACCTTGGCCTTCGCAGCGGCTACCGATGCCTCCAGTGGGGAGGTGTCGCCAGTTACCTGAATCTCTACAGACCCGTCTTTGCCGCGAGTCGCCATTGTGCCCCCTTACGCCACGGTGATAGCACCAGCCGCCCGGAGCGTTCCGCTAACCCGCACGACATCATCCATCTTCCACGCGAGGTTCAGCCGCGTCCAGAAGAACGGGCCGGTGTACGTGCGACCAGATGCCACGGTCAGTACGCAGGTGTTATCCGCTGTTCCATCTCCGTTCAGATCCCAAGCCGGTTTGGTAATCACACCAGATGCCGCCGTCAGGCCGGGGAGAGCCGTTCCCGCCGTCTGCGTCAGGTCGCCCGAGCCCGTGAACGAGTACACCAACTGCGACTCGTCGCCAATCCGAACCGTCTGATTCAGTCGCGGGGCCGTGATGAACCCGGTCAGGGTTGGATCGGCTACGCCGTCCTCGCCCAGTTTGAACGTCACCGCCGATGCCGATGCTGCCGAACTTGGCAACGTGGGCGGGGTGGCGTTGTCCGCAAGGCACGTATAGGACCCGCCCCAGCGGCCCGTGCCCTTGGGACGGAACGCCCGCCAGTTGCCCACGGCACCAGTCGTAGCGGTCGCGTCGAACTCGCCAAACTCAATGTTGATGTTGAACGCGGTTACGTGCTTGACGTACCCGGCTGCGAACGTGATGAGCGAGGTGATGCCAAGCGGGCTTGCGGCACGCGGGTAGATGCCGTTGAAGTCGATGGTTGCCGACCGCAGGCCAGCGTTCATCGTCATGAAGTTCACGGCACTACCTGTTGGCGTGGTCGCGTCGTACTCATTGCTCTCGATGTTCAGAGTGGCAACGTCCGCCGCAACGCGGAGCGATGTTCCCAGCAGGTACAGCAGGTCACCACTGCCCGCCGAGCAAGTCAGGTTGCCAAGTTCAGATGTCAGCGGCCAGTCTGCCATAGGTCAACTCCTTACGGGTTCGCGGCGATTGCCGACACCCTGAATGCCATCTTCATCGTCGCCATTACCACGTTCTCGCTCACGATCGTCGCGTCATTGTCCTCAACGATGCACGTACTCGCCACAGCGGAATACCCGTTCGTCGGCAGCACCAGCCGATGCCGGTTGAACCCGTAGGTAGGCACGCGGCCATTCTGCAGCACCGCGTTCCCGTGCAGGCGGTCGAGTGCTGGCAAGATCGATGTGCCGATGTACGCCGTCTGCGATGATTCATTCAAACGGTCGTAGAGGTTGAAGGTCGCCGTGCAAAGGAACTCGTCGCCCGTTGTCGTGTTCTGCTGCTGCATCGCCACGCTGAAGACCAGGTAGGGCCCGGTGATCGGCGTAGGTGCCGCAAACACGGTATAGGCCCCGCCCGTGATGAGATTCCACGCCCCACCGTTGTAGAGCCCACCCGCGCCAGTGTCGGCCTTCATGCGGTCGTAGATCGCCTGGTAGATCGGTGCGAGGATCATGCGGCCCCCTTGCTCAGAACTTCCTTCACAGCCGCTTCGAATGCATCGGTAGCCTTGACGTAGAGAGCCGCGTTCTGTTCAGCGGGCCGCATGTACGGGCGTGCCGCGATGGTCACGGACTTTTTGAGGATGAACATCATCTGCGAGCCGAGCAACTTCGTCGCGTTCTTTGACTTGCGGGTCAGATGCTTGACGAGGAACAGTCGCCCGGTCTTGGTGCGGAGGATGTGCATCGGGGTCGCGGAGTTGCGAAGCCCGCCCGCCGTCCGCTTCTGGAGCCGCTTGGCTTCGGCGTTCAACGGAACCGGCAGGAACCCGCCAGACTTGGCCCGGATCGTCCCGCCAAACTCCATCATGGCCGCGTACTTGGCTTTGGAAGTCGTGATGATGCTCTTGCCGTTCTTCGCTGGCGTAGCACGGATGCCGTTCCGCAGCATTCCCGTCTGCGTTCCCGGTGGCTGGCCTGGTGCCGAGTGCGTTCCTACGGCGGTCTTCGTGAAACTGTCCTTGATGAACGCCTCATAGACCAACGCAGCACGGTACACGCCCGTATTGACAGCCCGCTCGAGTTTCGCTTTGAGCTTGGCCGTGTCAACGGTCATTGTCACCTTGCCCACGTTCATCAGTTCAAGTCCCTCGATACTACCAACTTCTTCAGCACGCCCATGCTGCACATGTCCTGCGGCTTCCCTTCGATGCGGTACACCACGCTATTGATGGAAATCTGATCAGCTGGCGAACAGTCCCACGCGGCCCCTGCGGTCGTCGTCGGTGCCAGGAACAGGTCAAACATCTGCGTAGTCGTGTCACGCCCGTACACCAGACCGTCCGCCGCACTTGTCGGCTGCATCGCACATGCAATGTCGATTGGATCGGGTGGCAATGACCCGTACGGGATGCCGCTATTCGCCGTCAGCCATGTCTTGTTGTCCAACGATGCCGTCATCGTCAACAGGTGCCACGGGGTAGATGCCATTACGCACCCCCCGTCACGTAGCCACGCAGCAGGCTCATGCGAATGTCATCCACGCGCTTCTGGTCCGCCAACGTGTACGAATACTGGCCGATGGTTTCAGACTGTACCGCCATGTCACGCCCACGCCCGTTGAACAGCATGTCCGCCAGAAGGCAGGTCGCCTTCTGCAATGCTCCGGGGATGGTGGCGTAGCCAGCCACGTAGACCACCGTGAAGTTGTTGAACCCTTCCTCGAATCGCGGGGACGGCTTGAAGTCGCCACCCTGCCCGAGGTACGTAGCCGAGTACGACGCGAACCGGCTGCGTGCAACGTCGATCCGCGACAGCAGGCCCGAATCGGCATCGACGCGGTACGTGCTGGATTCGAGTACCACGCTCTGCCCGCCCGCGTAGGTCTGCGTCACCGAGGTAATCGACGTAACGGGCCGTTCGCGGAGTTGGATGATTGCATCGTCAGGACCGCTGTAGTATTCAGTCCGTGTCGCAGACTCGAAGCCGTTGGTCCCGTCGCGGCTGCAATAGTCGCGGATGTCATTCGACACCCAGCCGAGAATCAAGTCGATGAACGTATCGTCCGCCGTTCCGGTGATGCCTCGCCAAGACTTGTAATCGGTGCGTGAGACAAGGAACGCCACGGGTAGCCCCTTAGTTGATGATGCTGACGTAGAGCGGAACGGTGCCGGTCGAAACGTTCGCGGCGGTTGACACCAGAACGATGATCGCCTTCGCACCACGCAACTGGTAGCCCATCGCACTGGTGGCGGGCAGGACCGATGACCACGCAAAGGTTGACCCGTCATTCTCAGCCGATGCCGCCGCCGCCAGCGTGACCGTAAGGCCCGTAGCCGTGAACGAATCGCCGTCGATGCGGTGGAACAGCGTTCCGGTAGGGAACACGCCCGATGAGTTGGGGATCTGGTCAGCTCCCAAGATCCGCACGATTGGCGAGGTTGTCACGGTCGCCGCGTAGGCGATGCGTGCCCGGATCATCAGCCGCGTGCCCTGCGTCACGATGCCGGGAATGACGAACGCAGACGACACGCTGATAGGGTTCAGCAGTTCGGCAGCGGTGTTTGCCTGTTCCGCGTCCGTGTGGACCTGGATCCACTTGCCGAACATGTTGCTTTGGAACATCACATCGGGACCGCCCTGCTTGATGTCCGGACCAACGTATACGGGTGCCGCCATGTGTTAGCTCCTTAGGTGAAACCGACCGGCCCACGTTTCCATGAGCCGGGGGTGAGAGAAACGGGGGAGGATTACAGCACGATGCGACCGAGGAGCGACGAGCTGTTGCCGAGGTTCTGAGCCGCACCACGGGCGATTTCATTCGAGCCGTTGATGCCCTGAGCCGGGTTCAGGCCGATCCACACGGCACCGTAGAGGGTTGCCGCCGCACCGGGCGTACAGGAAACACGCAGATACCGCTTGCGTGAACCACCAAGTTCAAGGTGGAACAGCCAGAGCTTGTTGTCGCCAGCGGCTGCGGTCGGCAGGGCCGTACCGCTGAATGCACCGCCGCTCACATCTCCCCACGATGAGTTGTCGTCAGACTCCTCGATCTTGAGTGCGGTTGTATCAGCGGCGACGTTGCCGAAGGTCACGATGCAAGCGGCTTCACCGAGACCGCCGAGGATTGCCGTATCGAACGCGGTGCCTGTGTTGGCTGCACCGTTGATGTCGAGCGGACCACCCGTTGAGGTGCCGCCCTTGAAGTATGCGTTGAGAAGGGTCTTCATGTGTCAGTTTCCTTTGCGTTGATGGTCTATCAGGCCGTCTTGAATCCGACGATGGGGCCGTAGGTCGAACCGCGACCGTCGCCATGGATGTTCACGTTGAAACGGCTGGTGCCGCGAACGGCGACGCTGTTGGTGTTGAACAGGAACTGATCGGCGGTAGCGATGCTGAGCATCTGACGGTCGCCAATCATCGATCCGCCTTCGAAGTCACCGAAGTAGCAGGGGAAGTGCGTTGAAGATGCAGCCGAAACGGTCGGCATGACCTGAGAGAACACAACGTCGTAGCCCATGAACGTTCCGCCGCCGAGGTTGCCGGTTGCGATGTCCTTGAACTGGCTGCTGGCCTTGTCCAGACGCATCATCACCTGCACGAAGAACTGACGGCTGCAAGTGAACTTCAGACGGGCCGCGTTCACGTTCTCGACCGCACCCATCAGCAGGGCGAAGTGGTCCTTGGTGATCGAAGCCCATGCAGCCGCCGTGATGTACGCTGCGGTGGGCAGGGCACCGGCCAAGCCGACCTGACCGGCGTATGTGCTGGTGCCGTTTCCGAGGAAGTACGCATTGTCGATTGCAATCGACTCAGCCTCAACCATCGTGCGGGCGATGTCGTCAGGAACGCTGATCGCGGCATCGTTGAAGAGCGAGTTGCTGTAGCTCATCAGCACGCCGTATTCCTTGGCCGTCAGCGTCACGTTGCCGTAGCTGTTGGTCGTCACGGTCATCGTGGAGCCTTCGCCCATCGGAGTCATGGCCGTGATGCCCGTCTTACGGGGGTATGCACATGACTCAGAAGTCATCGGGATGACGTTGGCGAGCCGCTTGGATGCACCGTACTGCTCGGTCAACCAGATGAGCTGGGGAATGAACACCTGCGGGACGAGAGCCCCGCCAAGCTGCTGGTTGAACTCAACCTGATTCTTCTTGCAGATGTCGATGTCAGCAGCCTTCGACGGGTAGTGATACTGGCCCGCGATGTTCAGGCGTGCCCACGCCTTGAACGCCGTAGCCTGGTCGTAGTCGGTGAAGACTGCGGTGCCTTCACGCACCTTGCGTTCGTACGCCTTGCGGTGGCTGTTGCCGATGTTGAACGTGGTCGGGCTGCGGTCTGCAACCACATCATCTCCGTGCGGGGAGGTCGAGCCCTTCGCGTCCGCGATGATGGACTTCCGCTGAGACTCGCTCAGTGCGGTGTCGGCATCGTCGCCAGCGAGGGTCAGGATCGACTTGGCCGACCAGACCGCATCGACGTTGATGGGGTTGCCGTCGCTGCCGTTGATTTCAACGCCTTCGGCAGCGAGCTTGGCGACAAATGCCTTGGTGGTTTCGAGGGTGGGGGTGGTTTCGGTGAAACCGTTGTTTCGGATGAGTGAGATGAGGCCCTTGCGATTCATGGAGAGATTCCTTCCCTTGCGGGTTTGGTGTATCTCTGCTCATGCTGGAGAGTGGGTGAACGGTGGCCGACGCGGCGAGCGTTCCCGAGTCTCTGCGAGTCGCAGGGTCTATTCGGTTGAACCCGGCATGTGAGCGTGTTTCTCAACGTGCCGGGGAGGAGACAATGCCCTACATTGTACCCACGATGTCAGGTCAGGATCAGAATCCGCTTGGGCTTGATTCCGAACCGCTTGACCACATCCGCCGAAACGTGAGCGTCGATCAAAGCCTTGCGTGATTTCTCGGCCACCACTTCCGCCGCGGCGAGGTTCGTCGAGACTTGGCGACAGGTCACGTTCATCGGCAGGGCCGTGTACGACACCTCGAGTGCCTTCCAACGGCGAACGATGCTCTCGATGCCGGGGTACAGCCGCTGTTCCTCCTGCGTAGGGTCGCCCCAATCCAGAGCCTCGAACCCGATGGACATCGCCAGCGTCCCGGCCATCGCCAACGCCAGGCATGCTTTCGTGTACTCCGTCTCGAACCCACGGAAGAACTGCCCGGTGCAGAGCCAGCCGGTAGGGTCCAACGCCATGCGAAGGCACTTGGCTACCACGTGTTCCATGTCGTACTGGTGGTCTACGAACAGATTGCCATTCGTCGTCAGGTACGAGCGAACGTCGCCGCCGCTCGGCACCACTACCTCGCGTTCCAGATCCACCGCAGACGTATTGGCGTAGGCCACGATTTCGAGTGGTCGCCCGTTGGCAACGTCCGCCTTGCGAATCAGGCTCTTGCGGTGTGCCCCCCACGGGGCCGACAGCAGGCCGATGGGGTTGGCAGGATCGCTCATCGACCGAAAATCAGCCGCACGGCGGCGGATCTTGTGGATGATGGGGTTCTCGTTACTCATTGTTGTACTCCAGACCGGGGGCCAATGTGCATCGGCAATTTGCGTGCAATGACGGCCCCTGTACCGATACGCCTTCAAACTCGAATGGTTGGTCGATGGGGATTTCCCCCGGATACTTGGCCGCGAGGCCTTCACACTTGGGGCACGGCCCGCCAGCCAAGATCCACCGCTTGCCCTGCACGCCCGCTTCCTTCCAACTCTGGCGGGCCCCTTCGTTGAAGGCGTTTGTCGTCTCAGTCCGGGCCAGACGTTCGGCCTGGTAGCCGCTCAGTTCCGGCGCCGCCTTCGCAATCGCGTCCCGCATCTGGCCCGTGCTGGTGCCGTCCGCCAGTTCCTTCTCGATTGCCGCCTGCACGGTGCCGACGAGCGTTTCGGGCACGCTGGTAGCCAGCTCCAGTCCACGGTCCCGGATGTACTGCATGGCCGGTTCATTGGCCGTGTTGAACGTGTCAGCCGTTGCACCGGGGATTTGGGCGATGCCAACCGCCGCCCCGTTCTGCAAGGTCTTGGCGATGAAGTCGTCGGTGATGTTCGTGAAGTCCTGCATCTGCTTGATGGTCGGCGGGTCCACGCCTGCGGTGTCATTCACCATCGACGGAATGACGGTCATATACCACGTGTTCATCTTGTTCGCAAACTCGTTGAAGATTCGGACCGTGGACTTGGGGACGTTCGCGTCTTCGTCCCATTCGCCCATCGCCTTCAGTTCGATGCCGTCCCGTCCGTGACCATCCGTTCGAACGTCCGCTGATCCATGATCGCCACCAACCGCTGCGGTGTCATTGGCAGACTTGAGAACCGCACTCCCTCCCTTGCCGCAAGATACGCATTCGCACGCTCCAACTGACGAGCCAACGGACTTTCCGCCGGACGGGCTCGGATCGGTGTCATCATCGCTTTCAACCTGATCGACGATCTTCTCAGCCCACGTACGCCCCGGATCGCCTCCCCACAACGCCCACGCGATGCGACCTGCAGACGGGTAGCCGTCCTGATCCGGCGACCAGCCCTGCCCCTGCTTGTCCACTTCATGCCGTGCGAAGTACGATGCCATGCGGTACACGGTGTCCAGCGACAGGCCGCGTTTGTTCGTGATGTCACGGGCACGGGCTACGCCAATCTCGGTACCGCCGCGTCCAAACTCCTGCCGCCAATCGAGCCCCCGCTGGGCTTCCTCGGCCATGCTGTCAGTGGGGGTGTATGAGTCGGCCTTGGTCGTGACGGACTTGATTACGGTGTCGTCTGTGTTTCCTTCGGCATCGTCTTCCTCGTCGGTTGAGTCTTCTTCCGTGTCGTCTTCCATCTCCGCTTCGGCAGCAGGCGACACCTTCGCCGGCACGCTGAACGGGTCGAACATCGGGGCCGGTGCCTCGGTCTGGCGGAACCGCAGCACGTTCATTTCATCCGGCAACGCTTCGAGGTCGAGAATGTGCCGGTACTCATTCGGGTAGATGATGCCCTGCATCTCAGCCGCCCGCAGTTCCGCCGCGAGCAGTACCACATCGTCCCGCACGGGGTTGTCGTAGCTGAACCACATCTCGCCGGGTTCGATGCCGAACAGCGGCAGCAGGCCCTCGGTCAACTCGCTCGCCATTGTTGCCAGACGGGGGGCGATGCTCAGTTTGGCGAACATCGAATCGGCAACGGTCGCACTTGCTAGGTTCGCAGAGTTCAGGCGATAGATCGGCTCGGGGATTCCCGCCGCGTCGTAGATGCGTTTCTGTGTCGCCTCCATGCCCTGAATGTACTGCATCTCATGGGGCTTGGTGGCGTACTGAACCAGTTCCGTGTCACGCAACAGCAGGAAGTTCCCCGCCTTGCCCACGCCGCGAATCTGGTTCTCCAGTGCCGACCGCATCTGCATCATCTGGGTATTGTCGTTCTGTGCCCCGGCCTTGAAGACCATGCCGGGATGCCCGCCGTTGTTCCAGCGTGCGACTTCAGCGGTCAGTGCCGCCGCTTCCATGTCGGCTTCTGCTGTCACGCTCTGGAGCCACGACAACGCACCCACCGGGTCAAACGGATCGGGCATGGACCGGATGTACACCACATCGTCGGTCGATGCGTGGAACATGTCGCTGCGGTTACGGGCGTAGATGAACTCTGAGATGAGCCCGGTACGCGACTTGACTGGCCATGTGTATGCACTCGGCAGCAAGTACAGCGATGTGGGGATGCCGCCCACGCGGTCACCCGCCCAGATGTACGAACGCCCGCACGCTTCACGCTGCCACCAGAGGAGCTTCATCCACAACTGGCCGCAATACACCGGGTCCGGGTTCTGGAGAACGGACAGGATCGGGCTATCCAGCACTTCTTCAATGCCGTCGTTGGCCTTGCTGGCGTAGTTAGCTCCCTTGCACGCGGTCGGGCGTACGTCGCCGTCGCCACGAAGGTACTTCAACGTCTTGCGGTCGGTGACAGCTCGAGTGGCGTACCGCTTGGCACCACGTGCCGCACGGCGATACAGCCGAAGCGTCTGCGAGCTGCACACGTTCGCAAGGATGCCGCACGCATGGGCAGGCGTACCCAATCGAGCCCGTGCGACCAGTTCGTAGTCGCGGCCCGTGTTGTTGTTGTACCGTGAGCTTGCGTCCTCGCCGGGGTACACGGATGCGGACACCCACCCGGCATTGAGTGGGCGGTCGTCGTACGGCTCAACGGCCTTCACGCCACGCATTGCGGGTTGGCCTTGCTGCTTGATCGTGGGTTTCTTGGCCGTCATGCAAACATCCTGTGTTCGAGGTCGCGTCGGGCAAGTGTATCACGATCCATCGTGGGCACCTTAGCGGCAGGCTCCGGTTCTTTCGCAGATCCACCAGACCACGCCCCGTATCCCTTGTTCGGAGAGTCCAGCCACATCACCGCGTACCGCATCGCGTCCATGCCGTCGTCGCACTCCTTGACGGGCTCTTCCTTCTCGGCTTTCCCGTCGCGGCCTGGTGGGTATACGTAGCTGTCAAACTCGGCCAGCGTGCTAGTCGGCCGCTTGCGTTCGTACAGGTCGCCGTCTACTTCATGCGTACAACCAGCGAGGACGAATAGCCTCGGCTTGCCGTCACCCTGTACACGCAGACGAGCGTGGACCGCATCCCGGCCTGCCCCGTGGTTCTTCTCGGCGAGAACGCTTTGGATTCCGGCCTTGGCGAGGATGCCGCGTACGTCAGGGTCGTGGTCGGTAACGGTCGCGTCATAGCGTTCCCCCTTCGACAGTTCGTTGATCTGGCTGGCGTGTTCGTCGGTCGTGCGTTTAGCCCGGTAGACCTCACGGTACAGGTACATCCGCCCGTCCCCGTCGATAGCCCACCATTGGCACACGAACGGATGCACGAACCCGAAGTCCATGCTGCGGATCTTCCGCCACGATTCCCAACCCTCGGGCATGCGGTCCAGCACGTGTACCGCCGCGTCAAACTCGGGGTAGACCAGACCCTCGGACGCGGCCCATTTGCCATCGAGCAGGCGGGCTCGGCGGTGGCCGGTCAGGCTTCCAAGCGAGGCGAGATACCGCTGCCCCTCTGGTGTCCACGCGGTGCCGTTCCATAGGCGTGGATTGTCCTTGTGGGTGCTTGGGAACACGGCCATAGCCCCACGATCAGCCCGGCGTTTCAGCCAGTGGGACGGGGCGGCAGGGTTGCAGTCCGCGATGAGCTGGTGATAAGGCCCCTTGCCGTTGCGTAGGCGGGTCGTCAGTTTCTCTAGATCGTCCTCGCTCAGTTCGGTGGCTTCGAATACCGCGATGATGTCGTATTCGGTACTCATGATGCGGTCGGCGTTGTCCATGCCGCCCACCACCAGCGTACTGCCGTTGCTGTACTCGTAGGCCGAACGGGT